ATCCGCCTGATTCAATGCGCCTATACATGTAGTTTCATTGCCATTACATAAAGAGTTAACTAAGAAGAAGCTAGTGGGGTATGAAGAGCATTCATTACGAAAAGAAAATTATGTAGTATATTCTAGTCGTCTAGACAAAGAAAAGAATCCATTCTTTATGATGGAAGTTGCAGAGCAATTCTTAGATGAAAATAAATCATGGGAATGGCACGTGACAACTTCTGGCCAGAGTTTTAAATCAATGTTGCCAGGTGCAATCGAAGCATTAGAATCGTTAGCTAAAAGGCAGCCTAGATTCAAGCTATTAAGCAACTTAACAAAAGAAGAATATTATAGTGAATTAGCATTAGCAAAGATTCAATTTAATAGTTCATTACAAGATTATGTGTCTTGGACCGTATTAGAGTCAACTACATTTGGTTGCGAATTAGTGTTCCCAGACTTTAGATCATTTCCTGAGTTTATTCCTAAAGATAAATTATATAAACCATTTAATGTTAACTCAGCATTACATGTTTTAAATAATGTTAAGACTACGAGTCCGACTGGAGTATATTATAATTTTCCTGATATATCAGATTTAGGTAGAAGAATGGAAGCATATATTATTGCTAATGACATTACCCAAGAATTAAATGTGTGGCATGAGTCTGCATATTGTAATCATTTATTAAAAACCCAAGGAATATATGAATAAAAAAGATTTTTTATATATCCCATCTCTATCTGCTGGCTCTATGGTGTCTGCATTTAAAAAGGACACTAAGTTCAGTGATGGGACTACAATGCGATTCTTCGCAAAAGAATATCCGGAACAATGGAGGCATCCATATTTTTTAGTAACAGCAGGACACCATTACAAGAAAATGGACTTCAGACAGCAGTTAGGTCTAGATGATGGCACATTTGTATTTGGTGATTCAGGAGGATTCCAGATTGCAACCGGAGCCCTTAAATGGGATAGCACAATTCGTGAAAAGATATTTCATTGGTTAGAAGCTAATAGTGATGTTGCAGCAAATTTAGATATACCACCCCGAGTTACATTTGAAAACCGATTTCATGATTCTATGGATATATCGTTTGACAACTTTAAATGGTTTGAAAAACATCAAAGTGGAAAGACAAAATTCTTAAATGTTGTTCAAGGTACGTTTAGCGAAGAATATAAAGAATGGTATCATAAGTTTAAAGATTTTGATTTTAAGGGGTGGTGTATTGGAGGTCCTAAGAAATTAGTAGACTTCATGTATGTTATTGCATTAATGTTACAAGAACGTGAATTTGAAAAGAAACATGTAGAATACATTCACTTACTAGGAATAAGTAAAATATCAGATTTCTTTATACTAGCAACGCTACAAGAACTACTAAACAAATTAACAGGAAATCGAATACAATTGATGTCTGATTCATCATCTCCGGGACAATATCCGGTATTTGGGACATATCTCCACTCTGGTAATTATAAAACACAAACATTTACCGAGTTATATTTTCCTAAGAATGCAGAATACCGTCGCAAGACTCACGTTAAACAAGGAAAAGATGGAGAAATATCAATTGATAAAACTAAACATGTTCCTTGTAGTCTAGGCTGCCCAGCATGTAATGATTTTACATATGAATATTTAGGTGGTAAGACTACTACGGGATTAGATAGATATTCTCAGGAAGGTATGCCTCGTATGGTTGTACATAATACGCACTTATATTGTGATATTGTAAAAGATATCAATAAATTAACAAATAATCATGTTGAATTGTTAGAAACAGCAATTCCTAAGGAATTATTCAATGTTATACTATCATTACACGAAATGTTTGCTGACCCAGACAATGCAATGAATGTATATTCAACATATAAAAAGACATATAAAAAGTTTGGTGGAGATAGTATATCTACTACTGATGTTAAACAATTCAATAAATTTTTTAAATTTTAAATAGGTTATATAATGGAAAAAAGTAAATTACAATCATTTATCAATCGTTACTATCTTGCTGGTAATTGCGAAGCGGTAATATTGAAAGAAAATGAAAATGGCGTAGGTTGTGAATTAATTGATATGGATCAAACCGTAGTCGGGAAACTTCAGTGGAATACGACTCCTTTCATGAAAGGCGAATTAGGTATTAATCATACAGGTGCTCTAATGAAAATGTTATCAGCAGTTGGAGAAAATATTAATATAGATGTTCAAGACTCAGCTGGTAAGAATTATGCAATGAAAATTAGTGAAGGCAGTACTAAAGCAACCTTTATGTTAGCTGACACCACTGTTATTCCAGCAGTACCAGCAATAAACGCAGAACCACCATATGAGGTAACATTGCCAATTGACGATGAATTTATGAGTAAGTTTATTAAAGCAAAAAATGCATTACCAGATGCAAAGAATTTTGCAGTACAGGTAATAAACGGAGAGATTAAATTTATTATCAATTATTCAACCGTTAATTCGGATAATATTACATTTGCAGTCGGGAAGTCAGATGTTACAGATTTAGAACCAATTTGTTTCTCTGCAGATAAATTAAAAGAAGTATTAGTAGCAAATAAAGGCGACAAAGGGATAATGCATGTATCGAGTCAAGGATTGTCTAGAATTGACTTTACTGGTGTTGATTTCGAATCTAATTACTGGCTAGTTCAATTACAAAACTAAGTATGGAAGTTAGAGTAATAAATAAATCAGATAATGATTTACCTAACTATGAAACAATAGGTAGTGCCGGATGTGATATTAGATCAACTCACGGAGCAATAATAGGCCCTGGTTTAAGTACACTAATCAAAACAGGATTATATGTAGAAATACCAGTAGGTTATGAAATACAGGTAAGGCCAAGAAGTGGATTAGCATATAAAAAACAAATAACGGTTTTAAACTCTCCCGGAACTATTGACGCAGATTATAGAGGAGAAATCGGAGTAATTTTAATTAATCACGGATTAGATAAAGTTGAAATAGAAAAGGGAGATAGAATAGGTCAGCTAGTATTAAATAAAGTTGAACAAATAGAATGGAACTCGGTATTAGTATTATCAGACACTGATAGGGGTAAAGGAGGATTTGGTTCAACGGGAAAACAATAAATTATGTTTGGAGTAACAGAAAATACATTATGGGTAGAATCCTTCCGCCCAGATACAATGGATGGGTATATTGGTAATGAGCATATTATCGACAAAGTTAAAATATTTATTAAGAATGGCGATGTTCCGCATTTATTATTCTTTGGACCGGCCGGTACCGGTAAGACTACATTAGCAAAGATTATTGCTAATAGTGTTGACGCAGATATGATGTACATTAATGCGTCTGATGAAAACTCTGTTGATGCAGTAAGAGATAAAATTAAAAGGTATGCGTCAACTGTAGGATTTAAGCGTTGGAAAATTGTTATATTAGATGAAGCTGACTATTTAACACCAAATGCTCAAGCAGCTCTAAGAAACTTAATGGAAACATATAGTAAGACTACTAGATTTATATTAACATGTAATTATGTAGAAAAAATTATTGATCCGATACAAAGTAGATGTCAGACATTTGCAATCACTCCGCCTAATAAAACAGATGTAGCAAAACGATTGGTTACGGTGTTAGACGAAAAGAACGTGTCTTATGATGTTCAGGATATTGCAGCAATTATTAATGCATCATACCCAGATATACGAAGAGCAATTAATGCAGCTCAAGCATCAGTAGTAGATGGTACCTTGCAATTAGATAAAGCTAGTGCCATACAAGCAAATTATATGACCGAAGTATTGGAAATGCTTAAGACTGCTAAAGATAAAAAAGCAACATTTAATAAAATACGACAATGTATTGCTGATAGTAAAGTAAAAGATTTTACTCCATTATATACTTTCTTATATGATAATTTAGAAGAATTTGCTACCGGGCATATTGCAGCAATGATATTAATTATTGCAGAAGCCCAATTTAAAGACGCAACCGTAGTAGACAAAGAGATAAACATAATGGCAATGTTTGTTAATATTATGAATGAATTATAGGAGAAATAGTAATGAATCAATACAATCCGAATATTAAGCCAACTGATATGCAACCTATCATATGCAAAGAATGTGGAAGTATGTATTTTCGACAAGTAATGGCAATTAATAAAGTTTCAAAATTACTAACAGGCCAAGACAAAGACACGATGGTACCGGTACCAGTATTTAGATGTGATGATTGTGGAGCAATACCAAAAGAATTCCAACCAGTAAAAATAAAGAAAAATGACAAGTAAATTTAAAATTGGCGATAAAGCTATAAAACCCAAAGGATATGATTTTCCATGTACTATAGTATCAGTGTTTACTACAGTTAATGGAGATATTCGAGTCGTAGGAGAAATGGACAACTACGGCCTATTACACATATTCAATGAAAATCAATTAGAATTAGTAAAATAGATTATGGCAGGACAAATAATTAAAGGTCAAGTTACAATTGTGTTTAAAACTTCAAATCGTAGCAATGCACGAGTAAAGATAAAAACATATAAACATAAAAGTATAGACGAAATTTTAACTGCAAAAAAATTAGTAGGTATCCCAGAAAATGCTATAATATTAGAAATGGGCATGGGTACGTGTTTTGAAAAACAATGGAAACAAAAATATAAATTATAATGGCAAGTATATTTGATTTTATTAACGGAGTAACCAGTAAAAAGAAAAAATGGGAAGAATGGTCAGAGCCAGATCAGAAGAAGTTCGCTCCATTTATTGTGAATAGGTGGCTATCAATGAGAATGGAGTTAACTGATTTAGTCAATGAACTTCAGTGTTATACTATTGGTCAATTAAAGCCAAGAGATACATATAAACTATATCATGATCTATTACCAAGTAATAAAGCATTTGCTAAATACATAAAAGGTAAAAAGTCTGACAAGTATGACGTTAAGTTAGTACAACAATTTGCAGAACATTACCAAGTAAGTAAATTAGAAGCTATTGAATATCTAGATTTGTTAGATAAAGAAAGTTGCGATCGTATACTATCATTATATGGGTATAATGCTGCAGAAAAAAGAAAACTATTAAAAGGAATAAAATGATAGAAAAATCAACCAGAGAAACAGTACACACTCAACATCATTACAAAGGAAAAGATAGTTTATATAAATTTGCAACCGAATGGGAACTTAACAGTTATGAATTCGATATAATTAAACGGATTGTTAGATGTCGCCACAAAGGCAATTTTAAACAAGACTTACAGAAAACTAAAGATGTAATTGACATATATCTTAAAGAGTTTAAATAATTAGGTTATTGTCAATATTTTTCTTATATTAATAATAAAAGAAAGAAAATGGCAAATCATGTAACAACAAATATAGTTATTCAAACGACAACTGATATTATAACACATCTAGTAAACCACATTAACAATGGAATAACGGACACGACTTCATATAGCGATCGAGAGAATATAATGACACTTAATTTATTCTCAATGCTATATGAATCTTGGCCGACTGAAAATGGCGAACCAACTTGGCCAACTAGAACTTACATGATGGACGTAGTTGGATCTAAATGGTGTTTTTTATCTGATATTGAGTTTGATGATGATAGTTTATGTCTAAATCTTACTTCTGCATGGGATGCTCCAAATTGGTTTATATATCGTTTATCTGATTATATAAACGAAAAACTTGTAACTGACACTTCTAAATTTGAAATGGAAATAACATCAGAAGATGAAGGATATAATCATGTTTCTGGTGGATTTGCAAATAAAAATGGCTGTGAGTTTACTTGTGATTATGATCCTCCATTTTCATACCCAGACAGTGATGACTATGATGATGATGGTGATTTTGATATAGCTCTAGATACATTTTATCAAAGTGTTGCAGATCATATAACTATTCTTATACATGAAGCTAAATTAGAGTTAGACGAAAATCTTTAAAATACTAAAACATGAACAAACAAGGCAACTATATTAATCCGGTATATAAATTATCAGTAGTAGATCCAAATACAGCACCGCGTAGAATTTCATACTCTCAATGGTCCATGTATGAAAAATGTCCGTTAAGCTGGAAATTAGCATACATTGATCGTTTAGCTCCATTTACTTCATCAATTGAAACTGTGTTTGGTACAGCATTTCACGAAACACTTCAGCATTTTTTGACGGTTATGTATAATGAGTCGGTAAAAAAAGCCGACGCTATTGATTTGTCAGACTTATTAATGGATAATATTAAGAGTGAATATAGTAAATGCGTACAAGACAAAGATGGAGAACATTTTTCAAATCCATTAGAGTTAGCAGAATATCATGCCGATGGAGTTGCAATCTTAGATTGGTTTAAGAAACGTAGAGGACAATATTTTTCTAGTCGAGATTATGAGTTAATAGGAATAGAAATGGAATTGTGTACTCCGGCTTCCAAAAAAAATCCATCAGTCTATTGGTACGGATTCATGGATTTAGTTTTGCGACATAAACCTACAAATACTATAGAAATTTTTGATATTAAAACTAGTAGAATGGGTTGGAATAAATATCAAAAAGCAGACTCATTAAAGTCGGCACAATTGGTTACCTATAAAACATATTTTTCAGAACAATATGGAGTCCCTATAGAAAACATTAATGTGGAGTTTTTCATAGTTAAAAGAAAGCTAATGGAAGATTCAATGTTTCCACAAAAACGTATACAACAACATCAACCAGCATCAGGTACAGTTACACAGAGAAAAGTACAAAAACGTATAGATGCATTTGTAGAAGCTTGTTTCGATAATGAAGGAAATAAAAATGCCGATCGTGAATATATGGCTATTGCGGGAAAGGGAGCTAAACATTGCAAATGGTGTCCATTTAAAACTGATTATGAAAATTGTCCCAAAGAAAATAGGATTCGAGAATAATTTTTTATATTATATAGTATATGTATAAACCATATAAACATAAACATGTATACGTGTATAAGTTTTTAATGAAACAGCATAAATTTTACGGCAATAGATACAAGTCTTGTAGTTATACTTTATGTACTGATATAACTGGGCCTAATTGTAAAGAGAATCGACGTTTATTAGAAACTGGGTTGCGATTAGCATATAATCATCATCCAAAAACAATTAAATTTTCATACGAGAAACATGACTAAAGTTGCAGTTATAGGAAATAAGAATTGGCAGAATCGAAGAAAAGTTCAAGAAACACTTCGTGGCTTAAAAAATAAGTTTGACGATTTATTAATCGTTGGAGCTGGTGGTAATGAAGGTGCTAACAGTATGATTCGAAAATATGCTTTAGAATTTGGAATGAACTACAAAGAATATAACCCATCATATTCAGGGTACAATTTATACTCAGCAATGCCCAAAACATATTATGGAAAGGCATATCATTTTAGTCAATTACATCACAGAATGAAACTCATTGCGCAAAATTGTGATTATATGATTATCATGTCAAATGAATCCAAATTGGATCCATTTCTAAAAACAGCATATAGTAATATCAATAAACAAAATAAACCAGTAGTTTTACTAGGTTAATATTTATATAAAAGTTATAAGGAAAAATTAATGGAGTTACCAAAAATACAAGAAGTAGATAACAACAAACAATCAAAAAAGAAAATTTTATTGTTATCTGATGATTTTCGATTACCTAGCGGGATTGGAACTATTAGTAAAGAAATTATTCTAAAGACAGTGCATCACTATGATTGGGTACAATTAGGTGCGGCATTAAAACACCCGGAGCATGGGAAAGCACAAGACATATCAGCTCAAATTCAGCAAGAAACTGGTATAGATGATGCTAGTGTTAAAATTATTCCGTGGTCGGGATATGGAGATCGTAACATCTTATTTTCCATATTGAATCAAGAAAAACCAGATGTAATTTTACATTTTACAGATCCAAGATATTGGACTTGGTTATATTCGCTAGAACATGAAATCAAAACAACATATGGTACGCCAATTGCTTACTATTCAATATGGGACGATCTCCCATATCCAATGTGGAACGCCCCATATTATGCTAGTTGTGATTTAATTATGGGTATCAGTAAGCAATCAGATAATATCCACAAAGAAGTTCTTAAACAGAACGGATTCACTATATCTGACTATGATAAATCAAATAAAGTAGAAAATAACGATATTATTACCGGTTATGTGCCACATGGTCTAGATCATAATACATATAAACCACTACCGGAAGACGATGGTGCATATCTTAAAATGGTTGAACAAATAAAAACTAATAATAATGCAGAATTTGTAGTATTTTGGAATAACCGAAATATAAGAAGAAAGCAGCCGGCAGATGTGATTTTATCATTTAAAATGTTTAATGATTCGCTATCAAAAGAAGATCGTTCTAAGACATTGTTGTTAATGCACACATCTGCAGTAGACCAAAATGGTACGGACTTAAGAGCAGTAGCAAAAACAATAGCTCCTGACTGCAAAATTGTATTCTCAGAAGCAAAACTTACAAACCAAGATCTTAATGCTGTATATAATGCAGTAGATGTGGTAATTAATATTGCTAGTAACGAAGGCTGGGGACTAAGTAGTACAGAAGCATTACTGTCAGGAACACCTATCATAAACAATGTTACTGGTGGATTACAAGATCAATGTGGTTTTGTCGATGAAAATGATAAGCTAATACAATTTGATACTAAATTTTCGTCAAATCATATGGGAAGATATAAACATCATGGCGTATGGGCTAAACCAGTATTTCCTTCTAATCGATCTATGCAAGGTTCTGTAGCAACTCCTTATATATTTGATGATCGTTGTAGCTGTCAAGATGTTGCTGACGCAATAAAATATTGGTATAATACTCCAGAGACGTTACGTATCGAAATGGGTCTAGCAGGAAGGCAATATTGTTTAGATAATGGATTGACTGCGGAACAAATGGGTAATAAAATGATTGCAATGATGGATCTGCTCATAAGTAAACCAGTTACCCGTCCTAGATACACATTTAATAAAGTACAAGAAAAACAATACGAAAACACAGGAATAGTATAATGAGAAAAGTAGTTATATCATCACCAGTAGCAACACAATCTGGTTATGGGCATCATGCCCGAGAAATTATTAAACAATTTATAGATAAAAAAGACAAAGAGTGGGAGATTAATTTACTTTCGATGCCATGGGGTAACACTCCATTTACATATCCTATATCATCTGATTGGAAACGTCGTTTTGTTGGATTACCACTACAAACTAAGCCGGATATATGGGTACAAATAACAGTGCCAAATGAATTTCAAGCAATTGGTGAGTATAATATAGGCGTAACGGCTGGAACGGAGGGAACAATTTGTAACTCCAATTGGATCGATCGAATCAATCAAATGCAATTAATTATTGTGCCTAGTGAATTCACAAAGAAAACATTTGAAGATACTGCAGCACAGTCCGGTAAACGGATTACAACTAATATACAGGTTATTTCAGAATACTTTGATGATGTTACATATAACAATAAAAACGTAACAACGTCAATCCCAGCATTAGATTCAATTAAAGAAAAGAATGCAT